ATGGAAAAATTTAAAATATTTTATGATGGGCACACCTACACGCCTCAATGGTCGGATGATCCTTCTCAAAAGGAAAAGGCCACAATACCTATTTCATCAATCCAAGATCTTGCCTCGTTCGTAGCGAAGGCCCTGCCAGACGATGTAGATCTCTCGCCATTGGCGAAGGTCGTCGAAAAAGCATCTGCGAATCGAGAGAATCGTATTAAAAAAGCCTTGGTAGGCATAGCAGATGCTGCGGTTCTTGGTCGGCCCACAATCGAGATTCGCCGATTTATCCTGATATATTGGCGAGACAAGGCCTACACAGCGTATGGCGTCGAATTCGTTGATGGCGAGGAAGACTCTGATGGCGAGGAAGATGCGAGAAAGCCACGGGTTTTTTTGTATGACGATGCTGGTGGCGATTTGCGACACATTCATTCTAGCATGGAAGGGCTCCGAGTGTACCTTCATTCTCGAGATATAATCTTTCATTTCGAGGTTATTTAAGGGAGAGCCATGCATGCATCGCCAGCACCGACAACACCCGAAGATCAAGCCTGGCTTCAGCGTCCAGGTGAGAATGATCGTTGGTATCAGCGATTCTCTCAGTATCTGGCCGCTGGTGCATCACGGTCAATCCGTGGGGTCTACAATGCCGAGCGCCGCAATGAGCGGAGCAAGCCGGTGCCTGCGTCGTGGACCGCAGCGGCGAAGATGTTCGATTGGCAGCGAAGAGCAGCGGCCTACGATGCCTGGCGGCGCGCTGAAGTGTTTGCGGCAGGCAATGCGAGCGACCTGGAGCGCGTTAAGAAGCTTGACACTCTCATTGAGAAGCTCCATGGCAAAGCGATGGCGGAATTGGAGAAACTCGATGTTGACGCTGATTTCAGCGCCGAAACCACCGCAAAGGTCGTCGGTCAGCTGCTCGCAGCAGTCGATGTCATGGCGAAGCACACAGGCGGCTATGCGTCGCAGCCTGGCGGCAAAGGCGGCAAAGCACTCAGTGTCTCGGTCAGCGCTGGTGCCGGCGAGGATGAAGAGCAGCGCCTCCGCGTCGTCTTCTACATGCCAGACGTCGATGGCGACGTCGCGGTTGCTGGTAGCTCTCAGCAGATTGATGGAGTAGAATGATGATGATTAGCTTTTACGGCCTGGCCGCGTGCGCAACGCTGGTCCTCGCACATGCAACGGTTCGGAGGATTTTCGGGGAGGCATTGGCCGCGCTGATTATCGTAGGCGCGCTGTGGACGGGGCTCGGAATCGTAGCAACAATGATCTTCTGGCAACTCTACAATGCAGTGGTGTCGATGTGGTCTGCGCCGACCATCAACATGTGGCAAGCCTGGCTCGCCTATCTCCTCGTGACCATTGGAGTGTTTATCGTCGGTCCTGTTTTCTCGGCTCACGACGACGAGATCGCGTTATAGCTTCTCCTCCACCAAAGGCCATCTATGACGTTCGCAGCGCGCTCTATTCCACGACCCGTTGAATCCTTTGTCGCACAGCAGCAAGCTCTCGGCGCAGAGATCATCGGACCACAGCGAGGGCCGCAGGAGCTCTTCCTGGCATCGCCAGCAAAGATCACGATCTACGGCGGAGCAGCTGGCGGCGGTAAGACATTCGCGCATCTCTTGATGGCGTTGCGATATGCAGCTCTGGACCCGCGACCAGGCTATAATGCGGTGATTTTTCGCAGAGTCATGCCGCAGGTCACATTACCAGGTGGTCTCTGGGATGAGTCGCAGATGATGTACAGCCTGGCCGGCGGCAAGGCGAATCAGAGCCGCTATGAGTGGCGCTGGCCTCAGCATCGGACAAAGATCAAATTCGCCTCAATGCAGTACGAGTCCGACAGGCTCGCATGGCAAGGATCGCAGCTGGCATTCATCGGATTTGAAGAACTCACACATTTCCTCGAATCGCAGTTTTTCTATATGCTCTCCAGGGCCCGAAGTACATGCGGTGTCATGCCGCGAGTGGTCGGAACAGTGAACCCCGATGCAGATTCGTGGGTCAAGGCATTCTTAGCGCCGTGGGTCGATGATAGCTACGACGGTCACGGTGGTCACGCAGCAAGCGGAGAGATCCGCTGGTTTGTCCGAGATGGCGGCGTCATCTCATGGCTCGCTCCAGGAGAGCGACATCCCGACGCGGTTAGCGTCTCATTCATCGCCGCGTCAATCTTTGACAATCCAGCGTTACTCTCAGCGGACCCCGGCTACCTCTCAGCGCTGAAAGCCCTCCCGCTCGTCGAGCGGCAACGCCTCCTCTTTGGTGACTGGTCGGCGCGGAACACAGGCAGTCTATTCAAACGACACTGGTTCCCCCTCGTTGACCAGGCACCTCCTCACAGCGACATTGCTCGCATCGTGAGGTACTGGGACGTCGCAGCGACAGAGCCATCGGAGACCAACAAAGACCCTGACTGGACCGTTGGCATCAAGGTTGCCCGTCTGGTCGATGATAGCTATGCCATCCTGGACATGCGACGCGAACGATACAGCCCGGCCAGCGTTGAAGCGTTGGTGAAGCGCACCGCAGACGAAGACGGCCATGAGATCCAGGTCTACATGGAACAAGAGCCTGGCGCGGGCTCAAAGTCGCTCATTGATTATTATCGGCGCAAGGTGCTGCCAGGCTATGCATTCTTCGGCCACAAGGTCGGCGCGGACAAAGAGACCAGAGCGCAGCCGGTCTCATCGCAAGCGCAAGCTGGCAATGTGCGCCTGGTGCGATCGGCGTGGAATGATGCTCTCCTCTCAGAGCTTGAAGCGTTCCCGACTGTTGGCGTCCACGACGATGCCGTCGATGCACTCAGCGGTGCCATGGAGCAGCTCTTTGGCAAAAGCGCACAGAGCCATGTCGAGTATGCCAGGAAATTAGCGGAGTTGAGGATGAAGCGATGAAGTATCGATATCGGCTGTTCTGTGATGATTGCACCGGCGATGAGCATGGTTGCTTCGGTGGCGGCTCTGAGTTAAGCGAGGAAATTTTTGACACGACCTCGGAAGCCTTTGATGCAGGCCACGCAGCGACGGAAAGCTGCGCGCCCTGGGGTTTCATTGTCACTGATGAAGATGGCAGGGCTGTCGTGGTCGATGAAGATGGCAAGGTCGTCGATGATCCTGATGGGTATCGCCGCGCCATGATGCACTTTTTTGCAAGTTTCAATCTTTTTAATATGGATATCTTGAAGGGCCGCAAAGGCAAACAATTATTTTTTCTAGGGCAATTATGAATAAGACAACAATGACACACACCATCAATATTACCACGGATCTTACCGGCGTCGGCCTGGAGCAGATCGCTGAATATCAACGTTTCTGGCGAGAGGTTATTAAAAATTTGGAGTTCGAGGCTGACGTGGTCTCGACGATAACCGAGCATATGCCGGCTGCGGAGGTGGAGCAATAATGGCAGAGCAGAACTCAAAATTGTTCGACGACCTGTTCGCCGATGCTATCAAGCAGATCAAAGCCTCGATCGACGAGACCAAAGAGCGCATCGCTCTCCAGGCGAGCTGCAGAATGCGTCGATTTTACCTTATAGGCGATGATGGTAGATCCAATATTGCCGCTGTGGGCATTGTATTCAGTGATGGGGCGGTAATGCTGCGGTGGGAGAAGAAAATAGAGGGTGAAGCATGGTTTGGTGAATGCTCCTTCTATGACTCTGTTGAGCGTCTGGATATAGTTTGTGGCAAGTCGTTCAGTGTCAAGTACATTGATGCCGAGGTGAAACAATGATCACCACCCAAGCCAAAGAGAAATCCACGCCACCATTGCTCAACCGGGCACAACGCAGAGCAGGCTGGCGCTACGTCGCACGCAAAGCACGAGCAAAGATCTCGTCGTCGCAGCGCCAGGCGATGAAGGCATCGCAGAAATTGCATTGCAAAGAATGCGGATTCGCATTCTTAGGCTCTAGCAATCGATGTCAGTGCAAGGCATCAATCAAGCATCAATCAGGAGATCCGCTCTATGCCTAGCCCCCTCCACGTTCCCGTCGCTACCATCAGCACGATCACACCGCACTCCAATGCCGACAGCCTCGACCTCGCGCAGGTCCTCGGTTGGCAATGCGTTGTGCCTCGCGGCAAGTACGCCGCCGGTGACAAAGTCGTCTATTTCGCTCCTGACACCGTCCTGCCTCGCGAGGTCAGTGATCGCTTCGGCGTCACTGCGTACCTGGATCACCAGCGCATCAAAGCGACACGGCTGCGCGGCGAGCCATCGTTTGGCCTGGTCATGCCGTGTGAAAACGACGAATGGCAAGTCGGCGATAACGTCGCTGAGCACTACGGAGCGGCGAAGTATGAGCCACCACTGCGCGGCCAGGGTAAGCACATCGATAACCCCGATGCGCAGCCCAAAGATCCGCTATTTCCCGAGTACACTGCCATCAACAATCTGCGCCACCATCCGAACGTCTTCGGCGATAACGAGATCGTTGTTGTTACCGAGAAGATCCACGGCACCAACAGCCGCATCGGCATGGTCAACGGTCAATGGATGGCCGGCAGTCATCGGGTGCGACGCGGTGAAGGCGATGAGTTGTACTGGTCTCCGCGTCGATTCTGGGGCGTCAAAGCACTGATAGAAAACCTAAGCAAGTACCACCAACAGATCATCTTGTACGGTGAGATCCTGGGTAGCGATGTGCAATCGCTGGATTATGGCTACAAAGGCCATGAAGGATACAGAGCATTTGATCTCTTAGTAGATGGTCGATTCCTCGACTATGACGCATTTTTCGGAATCTGCACTGAGTACGGAGTCAAGATGGTACCTCGCATTGCTCCATTTACTTACTGTACGCTTGACAAGGCCCGCAAGTGGGCATCCGGAGTAACACAAGTGGCACCAAGCGGAGACTGTTTCGGTGCGAATATCCGCGAAGGCGTCGTCATCAAGCCGCTCATCGAGCGCACCGATCCGAGGATTGGCCGCGCTATACTCAAGTATGTCAGCGATGATTTTTTGCTGGCGAAGAAATCAGATTTTACGGAGGTGTAGCATTATTTTCTGGCCGTTCCTCCACCACAGCCTGCACCTAGCAATAATTGCTCGTCCTCGACTCCTCGCTATTTGCCTCTGATTACACCACGAAAGATCACCGATGTCACGAAGATCGCGCAGACAAAAACAGAATATAGAGCAGATCGTTGATGCTGCGATAGCGCGCCGATTCTCTCAGCTAGCATTGCCACCCGGCGCTACTCCTCGGCCTATCAATCAAGACGCGCTGTTGCAGCAGATGCAGCAGAGCCAGGCCCCGGCCAAGCAGGGAACTCCGATGTTTTCGCCTGGCGCACCGCTGACTCCGCAGCCTGATCTAAGCCCTGGAGGCATGCCTCGAGGCTGGCAATTTCCCGTCGGCTACAACATCTCAGTGCGACCGCGCAGCACTGAGGCGACCAGCTTTGATACCCTGCGCAATCTGGCAGCGCTCTATGATGGTGCAATGCTCTGCGAGCAAGTATGGTTGGACACGGTCGCAAAGCTCAACCTTGTCATCAAGCCACGACCTGAGTTAATCGTTGGGGACGCTGATAGCAGCGATAAGAAATTCGCCGCAGACATTGCCCGCTACACCGAGTTTTTCTCGATGCCAGATCCAGGCAATGGCTACGATCTCAAATCGTGGCTTCGAATGGCAACACGAGAAACATTGCAAATCGATGCCCTCGCGATCTATCCTCGTCTGAATCGAGGCGGCGGGCTTTATGCATTGGAGATCGTCGATGGTGCCACGATCAAGCCACTCTTAGATCCGCGTGGCCGACGACCACAGCCGCCATACCCGAGCTATCAGCAATTCCTGTATGGAGTGCCCGCAGGTCTCTACACCAGCGACGAAATGCTGTATTTCCGAGAGACGGTGCGCGCTGATAGCCCCTATGGTTTGTCTCGCAATGAGAGAATTATACTTCGCATCAACCAGGCTCTTCGCAAGGAAAACAAGGATCTCTCGAGATTTACGGATGGCAATGTTCCAGCGGGTCTCTTAGAGCCGCCTGACGATGGCAGTCAGTGGACGCCTGAGCAACTCCTCGCATATCAAGATTTATGGGATGCGTTGCTTGCCGGAAACGATCAGGCGCGAAGCCGCGTCAAGGTGATTCAGCCTGGCAGCAAATACACGGCAACGGATGACAAAGACATCTATGTCGATTTTGACCAATTTCTGTTAAACATCACGACCGCATGTTATTCGATGACGCTCGCTGATCTTGGTTTCACCGAGGATGTTAACAAATCGAGCGGAGATAGCCAGGAAAACGTTTTCTACCGACGCGCTGTGCAACCGCTGGTAGACCGCTATGCAACGTTGTTCTCATTTATTCTCAAAAAGTACTTCAACGAAGATCGGTTCATCGTCACATTCGCAGGCTTCGAAGAGGCTGAAGACTTCCAGGCGCAGGCAACCGCGTACTCAACGCTTGTCACCTCTGGCATTGTGTCGCCGAGTGTCGCGGCGCGCCAACTCAAGCTACCTGTCGAGAAAGACATACCGCCATTCATTCTCACCAAAGATGGCCCCGTCTTCCTGGAGGACATTGCCGATCCTGCGATGCGCAAAGCTTCCAACGATGCTAAAATGGCAGGCTTCGAACTCGCGAAGAATCCCCCGACCGCGCCGAATGGCAACGAAGAGCAGCAGAAGCAAGGAACCCCACCGGAGCAAGGCGCAAAGCCCAACGACGACGAAGAGCGAAGCGAGTACCCTGATTTTTTCGGCGTGGCCGTCGAGAGTGGCGGCCACCATCAAAATCGCAGATATCCCTGGAGAAGCGGCTAGCCAGTGCCATCCAGGGATTCATCAGCCTGGCCAAGCTGAGCAAAGATGGTGTCGAACTGCCAGACCAGGCGGCGCAATCTCAGCTCGTCGATGCAATCACTGAACTCCTGGAAAGTGCCAGGACTGAAGGAGAACGCATTGTCGGCCAGGCTCAGCGACAGATGATCAGCCTGGCCAACTTCGCAAGCCGCGCATCCGAGGTCGTTGCCGGTATCATCGAACAGATCAAGGATCGCGTCGCTGGTATCATCGATGCGATCTTTGGTGACGGCGAGGGTGAGGAGATCAGCGATGCAGAGAAGCAAGCACAGGCTGAGACTGAGTTCGACGCATGGGGCGAAGAATACGCAGATATGGTCGGCCAGACAGAGGTCTGCGCGGCGGTCGAGGAAGAGGTGGTGCATCAAATGCAACAGGCAGGCGTCGAGGAGATCTACTGGCTCGCTGAGCCTGATGCGTGCGATCGGTGCCTCGCAAATGCTGACGCCTCGCCTCTGCCTATAGATCAATTATGGCCATCGGGTGACACTGCTCCGCCGGCGCATCCTCGGTGTCGATGTACGATTGCGCCGGCATAGGATTAGACAAAAATGAGCACAATGAGGACAGACGTTGAGGCTCGATGTCTGCCAGGCGATCTCTGGCAACTTGGCAGGCATCGCATTCTCTGCGGAGATTCGACTGATAAGCATCATGTTGGACGATTATTGACTGGTATCAAAGTAGATGCAGTTGTCACCGATCCACCGTATTGTAGCGGCGGTTGGCAGGAAGCAGGGAAGAGCAATGGAAGCATTGGAACTGGCGCGCCAGGAAGAGCAACTATCATTAATGATCAGCTCTCCACACGAGGATATATGGCTCTGATAAGGCAGGCGGTGATGGGAATTGAAGCAAACATCATCAATGTCTTTACTGATTGGCGCATGTGGTGCTACCTCTTCGATGTCGCAGAAAGCAGAGGATATGGTGTAAGATCGATGGTCGTCTGGGACAAGAAAAGCATGGGTATGGGTATTGGTTGGCGTGCTCAGCATGAACTTATCCTGGTAGGAACCATTAGTAAAGGGTGTTTTGACCTAAAGGCAGGGCATGGGAACGTCATTTCCTGCCAGCGATCTGGCAATATTTGGCACCCCACTCAAAAGCCACTGCCAGTCCTTGAATCTCTTCTCAGCGTAATTCCAAGAGCCACCGTCATCTATGACCCCTTCCTTGGCAGCGGTTCGACTCTGCTGGCCGCGCACAACAAAGATCGCCATTGTTACGGCATCGAAATCTCTCCTCATTATTGCGACGTCACCATAGCTCGCTACGAATCACACACCGGCGACAAAGCCATCCTCATTGAACGACTGGAGAACCCATAACCCATGACAAATTTAGCTAGCGCCGAACCTATTGAGCGCGGCACACTCCCCGAATCCATCAATTATTACATCCCCATCGAGCGGATCGATCGCGAAAAGCGCGAAGTCATTGGCACTGCTACAGCGGAGGTCGAAGACGGCCATGGAACGATTTTTCGCTACCAGGGCAGCAAAGATGCTTTCACAGCATGGCGCGGAAATATCCGGGAGATGCACGACCCCCACAAGGCGGTTGGGCGAGCACTGGAGATCAAACCTGACGACGACAACAAACAGATCATCGTCCGCGCAAAAATCAGCAATGGCGCTGAAGACACCTGGCAAAAAGTCTTAGATGGCACGCTCACCGGCTTTTCGGTTGGCGGCAAAAACGGCAAATGGTCAGAGATCGACAAAGACGGTCGCCGCGTCCAAATCCTGGATCGCTACGATCTCGTCGAATTGTCGCTCGTCGATAACCCGAGCTGTCCAGTCGCCAACATTGCCATTGTCCGGGCTAACGGCTCTGCAACCGATGTTCTGGCCGCTGACAGCGAAGATGAGATCTCACCGTCTGCCGAGCCAGTCGATGAGTCCATCGAGCGTGCCGGTGCTCGGATCTCCGCTGACACCAAGTCATCGCTGCATACCATGCGCGACCAGGCGATGACGCTCTGCGGCTGTGATGATTGCGTTGGTATGGTTGAGAAATTGGCTGCCGGCGAGGATGCACAGCAGCGTGCTTTGATCGCGGAGATCATCCGCGAAGTCAATGTCGCGATCCAGGCGCAGCTCGGCAGTACGACTCAGCGCGTCAACGCTCTGCTGGCTCGCGACGCACAACGCAAAGAAGCGCCAGATCTGACGAGGCGCGTCGATGATCTGTCCTCGCAGCTTGACGAGATCAAGACTCTCTGCAAAAAAATCGCGGAGACGCCACTCGATGGCGGGCCAGTGCTGCATGGCGCGGGCGTGGCTGTCGAGAAGCACCTGGCGACCAGCGGCGTGCAACGAAGTGCGATGAGCGACGCGGACGTCATCCAGCGCGCAGCAGAACTTGGATTCGCGCCGCCAACCAATGTCGACGATGCCATTCGCGCCGCTGCGGCCCTGGTGCCTCGCCGATAATCTATGCTCATAGCATAGCTTTGTATGTCATCGCGTCCCCGCTCTCTCTCCCACATATGCTCTCTGCATACTTCCTCTGTTTTTTCTATCCTCAAGGAGCACTACCTTGGCTCAAAAAATTGATGCGCTCGTCGAGCGTGTCCGTGGACTTTCCCCGGAATTGGCGACCGAGATCGTCAACGAATTAACACCGATTACTCATGGCTTACCTGCGCCTAGCAAGGAAATGACCCGGCAGCAGGTCGGATCGATCTACCGTAATGCACTGCCTCCGAATGCATCCGACCAGGCTGACATCAGCAATCAGACGGTATCACTCGTCAAAAATGCTCAGGCTGACTTTGTTCGTGCTGGTACCAATCTTGCAACGGGTTTTATTGGATATGATCTAAAAGCCCCGGCTGCAATGCTGATTCCGTTCCTGACGCCCTTGCTCAATATGACGCCGCGCCAGGCTGGCGTAGGAGTGCCGATTCACAACTGGAAAGCTGTCGTCGACTTCTTTGGCGGAAATTCTCCTTTATCGGTCCTTGGTGCAGTCGATGATGGCGGCACACCTAGCTATGTCAGTCGCACAGTCACCGCACTGTCGAACACCTTTCAAACCATCGGACTCCAAGACGCCCTCACCTTCCAGGCTGAATGGCGCGGTCGAAGCTTCGAGGGGGATCTGCGCGCACTCTTGACGTCACAGCTCCTATATGCGCTGAAGCTGATCGAAGAGAACTGGCTCATCAATATGAGTGATTATCTCTGGACTCCACCGCCTCCCCTGGTCTCGACGAGCACCACCGGCGGATCTCTGGCCGCGACGAATCCGTACTGGTTCGCCGTCACCGCTGTCAACACTAACGGCGAAACATTGAGCACTGGTATTCTTGGGCCATACACCATTGCCAGCGGCACCACCGGCAGCATCGCACTCACGTTATTCACAGTGCCCAACACCACGACGAAATACAACGTGTACGCCGCGACCGCAGCCTCTAAGCCAGCGGCATCCGCCATGTTCCTCCAGAGCGCAGCCTCAAATTTCGGTGGCGCGTCGGCTCTGAACCAGCCAGCCTCACAAATTCAAGGAAATTTCAGCGCAACCATGACCTCGCTGACGACCAGCGGCACCGCGTTGAGCACGGTGGTTTCCAATACAGCGATGGTCAAGCCTTCGACTCTGTCTCAGCCGCTCACCTGGCAGGGAGCTCAAAGCCTGGTGTATAACAATGCCGGCATCTTCGCCAACATCGCAACCGGCACCGGGGCATTGAAATCATTTATCACTCAGCCAGCGGCTACCACTGGCTACCTGGCTCTCTCCGACATACAGAATCAATTCTTGCAGATGTTTAACGCCGCGCGCGCAAACCCCGAATACCTGTTTTGCAGCCCACAGGACGCGATCACGATTACTAACCTGGTTACTGCGGCTGGCAACACACGCGTTGTGGTCTCTGCCGACTCGGCTTCATCACAGAACAATTTGATCGCCGGATACAGAGTAACGAAGATTCTCAATGAGGCCACCGGTCGGCTAGTTGACATCGTGCCACTGCCGTATTTGGCGCAAGGCACGCTCATCTTCGGCTCGATGAGCTTTCCGTACCCTGTTTCTGGCTACAATGATCCTCCATTCAGAATCATCTACAACCGTGACTACTACGGAGTCGATTATCCACCGACTCAGCAAAACCCGACGGCCTGGGGTTTCGGCGATTTCGTGGACGAGACGCTCTGCAACGAATTTCTCGGCGGTTGGGGCATCCTCAACGGCGTTGTCTATCACTAAGATCGAGGTTCGGTGAGATTGATTCTCACCGAACTACCTGGAGGTCATCATGGCCAAGAAAAATCAGCAGAGCAGCGCAACCTCAGCCGAAAGAGAAATACAGCAACAAAGCGAGGAGACTGCGCAGTCCGACGAGATCCTTGCGGTGACGCTGCGAATGGACAATAGCTTTGAGTATCACCTCAACCTCAAGAGATCGGTCCTGGCTGGTATCCTCGATCCCGACGTCGGGGACGTGTTTATTGAGGTTCCCTGCCCCGTCGCAGGAACAAAGCGATTCCTGCACACGTCGCGGATCAAAGAGCTCGATGCGCGAGGGTTGTAGAACATGACGATCCAGGCATCGGATACATTCGCTCGGGGCAACCAAAGCGGATGGGGAACGGCCAGCGATGGCGAGACGTGGACCGAGACGGGCGTTGGAACGCTGTCAATCAGCGCAAATAGCGGGTTGATCTCATCGCTTGCCACAGACACCCATGTGCAGCTTGGGAGCAAGACGCTGACCGACCAGGATGTGAGCGCTCGCGTGGCCATCGCCAATAGCGGAGATGTCGTTGGAGTCCAGGCGCGCTTTTCTGCTGGTGGTGGCAACACGACCACCTATAAATTTTTATATTATGGTGGCGGTGTGCATCTCAATAAGGCCAATGCCGGCACTAACACCCAGATGACCACTGCAACATTTACCATGGTCGTCGCCACGCATTACTGGATGCGACTTCGATGCATCGGCACATCGCTCTATGGCCGCGTCTGGCAAGATGGCACCATGGAGCCAACGACCTGGACGACAACCACAACGGATTCCTCGGTGTTATCGGGCGGCTTTGCGGTTCTGGCCAACGGCAACACGGCCAGCGGCATTAGCATCGATAATTTTATCGCCGACGACCTGATCGTACCCGTAAGCTCGCCGCAGAATACAACGGTCATCGCGACAGGCAGAGACGGCAAAACATCCGCTACAGGCCGCGACGGCAAAGCAACGGCAAGGGGGCATTAATGGCAATATCTCCATGGTATAAGGGTGACACAGCGCCATCCTGGACGATCTCGCTCATCCCTGATAGCGGCACTATCAATGTCGCGTCACTTTCTCCATCCAGCTTTACACTATTGATCAAAAATACCGATAATGGCGTCGAGGTCGTAGGCTCTGGTACCTTCTCGGCCATCACCGCAGCCAGTGGCAGCACGCCGGCGAGCGTCGTTTATCAGCCATCTAGCGCTGATGTTGCGAGCCTCGGTAATTATGTGCTCTTCCTGGTTATCTCATTTCCAGGCGGTTTCACTGAGACATTGAGCATCGGAGTCTTCCAGGTGATCGCCAAATGATGAATACATACATCAGTGTCGCTGACTATCTTCGCGCGCCGTCAGGCCACGACACCTCAACGCTCGTATCGAATGTCTTATTGCTTTCATCGTCAACAACAACAGGTGCAACAACCTTGCCTGTGACCGCGCTCACGGCTGCGCAGTCCAGCGGAGATCGCATCTATCTCTTTGATGGCAGCGCGACCGAGATTGTGACCCTGACGGCAGCGGCAACCATTGGCGCGACGTCGCTCACCTGCACACCGCTGAGCAATGCGCATACTGCTGGCATCTCGCTGTGTAGCGATGGAAGCGGGGGTAGCCTGGCGTCCATGATCATCAATGCCTCGGCGCAGATCGAGGCTTTCTGCCGGCAGCCTTTACTCCAGGCATCGCATAGCGCCGAACGGCTTCAGCTGCGCTCTATGCGCGCAGCGATGAACCGAGATTATCAATTGCTGATTCGGCCAAAGCAATTCCCTGTGACAACAGTGTCGGCGGTGACGATCTCGCTCAATGCATCGACAACGATCAACCTGGATGCAAGCCAGGCCATGATCGACGCCGATCAACAAATTGTGACGATTGCGCAACTCTCCACAACCTCGGGGACGGTGCCGTGGTCGGGGATTACACGGCCTCTCTCGCAGACCACGCCTGGCTTTGTACAGATCTCATATACCGCAGGTTATGCATACGCATCATTGCCATACGACATCAGCCAGGCATGCATCTGGCTCGTCAGCGATCTTCTGAGCGATCGGCGAAATCCAACCGGCGCGGCTGAGGTTCGGCTCGGCGATGTGCAACTGATAACCAGGCTACGCGGCGAAACCACTGGCCGCTCTGTCCTCGTGATGCGTGCTGAATCCGCGCTTTCTCCTTACAGACAGCGAGCCTTTTAATGTTCGATACAACCATGACCATCAAGCGCTCAGCTGCGACGGTCCGCACTGGCATTCCAACGAATATTCAGAATATGCAATGGCGGGTCGCAGCGGATCTTGGCGGCCAGAGCCCCTATGATTCATTCTGGATTCGCAGCACCGGCGGCGGCCCGCTCGATATTCGACGTGGCGATCTGCTCATCGATGAGCACAACATCGATCCGCTGACCGGCGCATTGACGCGCTACCGAGTCTTCGGAAACGTGGAGTCCTACGGCCAGACATACGCAAAAATACCGGCTGAGAAGCTGCTAGGAGTGTAATATGGCTGGATTCTCGATGAGCTTCGACCCGCGAAGCCTGGCGCAGATCGCGCAGTTCGCGGGCTTCGGCGTCTATATGAGCGAGGAAGTCCAGGCAGCGCTCAGCGAATCAGGGGATATCCTCGTGGGTGCGGTGCGCGGCAACATGCATTGGCAGAATCCAAGTGGACGCCTGGAGGCATCGATCCGCAAGGTCAACGATTCGCCATATGAGCTCGAGATCGGCTCGGATCTTCCCTACGCCAGGCGTCGCGAATTTGGTTTTAGCGGTATGGTTGATCGCCTCGGACGCTACTATCACTTTGACCCCGGTGCCTACTACTTCGCCGCCGCTGCCAACCAGGAACACGACCACGTCTTCGGCCTTGTCGAGGACGCAGTTGAGCGTGCACTGAACAGGCTAGGAGCCTAACCATGCCAACCTCACCGAACACCTACGCCGTCGCCACGGCCATCAAGGCGATCATGGCAGGCGCGACCGTCAACGGATCTCCAGCATATGCCAACACAATCATCGGCGGACTCAAGGATTATACCGATGCTATGCCGGTCGGCGTGGTCATGGCCGTTGCTGGCTCTGTGGAGCGCTATACGCTCGGCAGATCCGCGAAGATCCACGATAAGCCGCACTTTAACATTGCGAGCGTGGTGCCGTACGCTAGCGCCTCGTCGGCTGAACAGCAACTCTATGCGATCCGCGACGCTGTAACGTTTCTCTTTGCGCAGTCAGCGACGTTGAGCGTCGCAGGGCCAGTGATTGTCAATATGGTGCCTGGTAGCGAGCGCTATTCGTTCCCGACGATCAACGGCAACAATTGCCGAGCACACGAATTCCTCCTCGAAATTACCTACGAATACTTCCTCCCGAACGGCCCACAGCCGTAAACTACCTCTTCTAAGGAGTCCATTATGGGCACAGCAGCCAAGGGAACCCTCGGCCTCGTCCTCGAAAACATCAATAATCCAGGTCCGCAGCTCCTTTACAACGGCGCTGTGTCAGCCTCGTTCTCACTGACCACGCAGCCTAGCGGGTCAACAGGGATGCGCTTATACATCCTGGTGCAAGGCAACACCACGACTGGCACCGTGACGATCACCGGCACCGGTGTCGGTGGCGGCACGCCGACCGAGACAACGCCTACAATACCAATCCAAGCGGCGGGCCAGGCAGTCCAGGTCAACGACTATGAATATGTCAGCACCAACGTCTACGCGACCGTGAACGCCAACGGCATCACCACGACCGGCCTGGCGAACGCGAAGATCATGATCTACGGTGTCCAGGCTGCGAAATATCTCATTCCCTGCATCGCCGACATCGAAGATCCCTTCGGCTACTTTTCGCCTCAAGAAGCGCGCGGCCTCCTGGATCGTGACACGAGATCGTTGCAGACCATCAAAAAGCCGACGATCAACAAAATTGACCAGGCTCTATACCCCGAGGCATCGATGTTTGCGGCCTACGCAGGTGTCAGCAATAATCCGGCTGTGGTCTCAATCCCCGCCTCACCGACGTCGCTCAAAACCAGCAGTGCTATCAGCGGTGGCCCATTTTCGCTGACCACTCAGCCGACCGCGCCAGGCATGGTACTCATTTTCACGGTGACTTCATCGTCGGCTACGGGCACCATCGTCGTATCAGGCACAAATCAGTGGGGCGTAGCTGTTTCAGAAACCATCACTGCCGCAGCGGGTGGTAGTAACGGCAACGGCACGTATTACAGCACCAATGTCTACAGCGCCGTCAATGCAAGCGGCGTGGCATTCACGGGATTGACCTCGGGCTCCTGCGCGATCACCGGCGTCTACGGCTGGCAATATACCTTCACACCGGACCTCAACGCACTCTATAGCGCGTGCCTGGAGTGGTACAGCGGCACCGATAGCAACGTCATTCCGCAGACTTACCTCACGGACCTGGAGTTTGCCTTCAACGTCGAAAAAGAGACGTCACTTTCAGTGAAGGGTGGGACGTGGGATGTTTTGCCGATCGGAAATCGCTCAACGAACCCACTGAGCGCGTCGCTTGTCTCATCGCTTGCGCAGCCGCAGGACTTGCCGATGGTCGGCTGGCAGACCGCCATCTACATCGATAGCCTTGGTGGCACACCGGCAACCACTGCTTACAGCAGCGTCGTTGAAGGCAAGGTCAGCATTAAAGTACCGCAGAAGCCGATCTACACGGCCACGGTGACGCAGAATTTCAATAGATTGTATCGACAGCAGCGCGAGGTCATGTTGACGGCGAAGATTGACTTCGCGAGTCTGGACCAGTTCGAAGCATACCGCACCAATCTCAAGCAATTTCTGGCGTTCCAGTTCCTCGGCGGCTACATCGGCTCCGTGGCCGGCACCATCTATTCAAAGTCGTGGACCTGGATCTTCCCCGCGCAATACGTCAAATTCAAACGCGACGCGACGAAGCTCGACAATGTCCAGGCTGATCTCGAGGCCAAAGGCATTTATGAGATCTCAAAGGGCTATTCGCACCAGTTGGTCATTGTGTCGCAGCAACCCCCGAACTACACCGCGTAATCCCCTGCGCCAGCGTGCTTCTTCGCTGGCGTACTCATTACTTCAACTCTCACTGCATATATAAAGGAACACATTGATATGTCTCGACGCAAAAGCATCGCAACCAAGCAAATCCGCGCCGACCACTGGGACGCCCACGAAGTCGTTATCATTCGAAGTCTCAACACTGAAGACGAAGAGCAGATCCAGGATGAGATCGCCAGCGTCAACGCGAACAGCCAGGTCCATCTCCACACTGGCCGCGTCAAACGCCTCACCCTCCAGCGCGGCATCGTCTCCTGGACACTCACGGACGACCAGAATCGCCCCCTGCCGCTCAATGAGCAGAGCATTCGCGGCCTGGATCGCGCCGACTCCAAATTTATCTTCGACGAGATCGAAGCCATCAGCGCTCCTCTGTCCGCTGAGGAAAAAAAAGAATCTACGACGAGTGCTACGCATGGCATCGAGGTCGTAGCAACCGCGTCCCACAGCAAGTAATCGACGCAGTCATGATGCAGCGCTTCGGTGGCTGGCAACAATATCGAAGCGCGCCACGTGGCGTCGTCGCCGAACAGATCGAGGAATGGTCGGCGATGCGCCAGGCTGAATACGACGCCAATAAAGACAATACACCGTCCTCTTAGCATCCCCTGGAGATCACCGTGTCAGACAACCTCAACCTCGCAATCAATGTCGCCGCCGTGGACATGGCCAGCAACGTCGTCAAAAATATTGGCGGCGCGTTGGCATCGCTCGGCAGCGGAAATGTCACCGCAGCAGCATCGGCTGCCGGTGCGGTCCTGCTTGGTGTTGGCGCGGCTGCGGTTGGCGTTGGTGTTCAGGCGACGAAGATGGCTGGCGACTTCCAGGAAGGACTCACATCTCTTGTGACTGGCGCGGGCGAAGCTCAGGCGAACCTCAAGGCAGTCGGCGATGGCATCCTGGATCTCTCTGTGAAGACAGCGACGAGCACGAAGCAGCTCACGGACGGCATGTATCTCATTGAAAGCAGTGGTATCCATGGTGCCGATGGACTCAAAGTGCTCCAGGCGGCAGCTGAGGGGGCGAAGGTTGGATCTGCGGATCTCGGTGTCACGGCTAACGCAGTCACCACGATTCTCACTGATTACCACCTGCCAGCCACCGAGGCCGCGTCAGCAACGAATGCATTGATCACCACAGTTGCCTCGGGAAAAACACATCTCCAGGATCTCGCGTCTTCAATGGGTTCAGTGCTCCCTCTGGCCTCTTCGCTCGGTATCTCATTTCCGCAGGTTGGCGGGGCCATCGCGACGATGACCAACGCTGGCATGGGAGCGCAGCAAGCGTCGCAGAACCTCGCGAATACGATCCGCAGCCTGGCCGCGCCCAACGCTGCCGCTGAGAAAAGCATGAAAGCCGTTGGTCTGTCGGCACAGGATCTCAAAGACACATTGCAAAATCAGGGCCTATCCGCAGCACTGCAAATGGTCGAGGATCACGTCGGCTCAAAGTTTCCAGCAGGGAGCGTCGAGGCGGTGAATGCCTTTAAACACATTGTCGGTGGTGCCACTGGATACAATGTGGCGCTGATGCTCGGTGGGCAAAACATGAAGACCTTTGAGGGCAATGTCGACTCGATTGGCAAGGCGATGAAGAGCGGCGGCGATTCGGTGCAGGGCTGGAGCCTGGTACAAAAAGACTTCAATTTCCAGGTCGGCCAGGCACAGCAGGCTCTCAATGCGCTGCTCATTAAAGTTGGGTCCGCATTGCTACCGGTGCTTTCTCAGCTCATGGCGCAGGTCACACCGCTCATCTCTCAATTTTCAGAGTGGGCGACGCAGCATCATGTCCTCGAGGCCGTCGCGTCCGCACTCACTGCGACCATCTCAGTGCTGTCGCAGGTTATTGTCACCGTGGCCAGGGATATAGCATCGCTTGTCTCTGCCATTGTGCAGATCGTTGCCTTTTTCCAGCATAGCCAGGTCGCCACCGACGCATTGCTCGCCGCGCTCGCAGGTCTGGCCGCTGGACTTGCGATTTATCTAGCGACGTTGCTTCCAGCGCTGATAGCCTCATTTTGGACATGGGCGGTCGCAGCTGGCGCGGCTGCCGTGGCAACATTGGCCGCCATCTGGCCATTCGTTGCGATCGGCGCAGCGGTGGCACTCGTCGTTTTCGCGATAATCATGGCAGTGCAGCACTGGGGGGACATCATCAAATGGTTGCAGACTGTGTGGGCGGCGTTCTCAGCGTGGTTCCAAGATGCAATGCATGCAGTGGGCGCATTTTTCATCAACATCTGGCATGGCATTCAGCAAGCCATGCAGGCGGCGTGGAATTTTATCGTGAACGCCGCGAAGATCGCCGTAGCGGTGTTGCTCATCGTCTTGTTTGGCCCGATCCTGGCCATCGCGGCGCTCTTTGTCTGGCTCTACCAGCACAACATCTATTTCCAGATGCTCTGTGATGCCATCGTCGCCGCCGTCAAAATAGCGATAGCCTGGCTGATGTCAGCATGGCAAAGTGCCGTCGATTGGATCGTCGCCGCCTGGACGTTTTTGTCCGATGCGACGACTCGTGGATGGGCAACGATCACAACGGCCATCATGGTTGCAGTGCAGATCGTGTGGTCCTGGCTCGTCGCGATCTGGACGACGATATCATCGTGGATCTCCGACAAGTGGAATAGCTTCGCAGATCTGGCGAAGACTGCCTGGTCCGCAGTGGCCTCGGTTTTCTCGGCGATCTGGACGACGTACCTGTCCAAACCACTCGGCGACCTATGGACTTCCATAAGCACCTGGTTCTCTTCGCTGGCAACATCCGCGACAACCTGGGGAACCAACCTGATCCAGGGCTTCATCAACGGCATCAAAAACATGGCCAGCAACGTCGGCCAGGCTGCCTCTGACATCGCCGGCAAGGTTGCCTCATTTCTCGGATTCCATTCGCCCGCGAAGGAGGGCCCTGGATCTGAGCTGATGACGTGGGGCCCAGGCTTGATCAGTGGCTTCAGCGAAAGCGTCAAGAGCGCACTGCCAATCCTCGACGCCACCATGCAGGTCACAGCGCAACACGTCGCAGTGCTCGGCCAGCCTGGCGCGTCCGGTGTGACGACGTCGGGTGGCACTGCGGCATTGAGTGGCGGCGGTAGCGGTACCGTGATCAACATCACGGTCAATGCGCCAGCTAGGACACGCAACGAGGCCAATGAGATCGCTGATATGGTGCTGGATAAGCTGAGCCGTGAGCTGAGACGCAGCGGTAATCTGGTGACCGTGACCAGCGGCGGAAGGAGCTGAGCTTTGTTTACTGTGATAAATGGCTTCGACTACACCGACTACATCGAATTTCCATCGATTTCGATCCACAGCGCGATCAGCGATCCGCAGCCACGCGCCGGCCTCGAAGTCACTGATATCGGCTCGCAGTTCAGCTTCAGCATCGGTCAGGAAGTCATCATCTTCGACGAGAACGCGACACCGACCTATACGTCCAGTGGCCGCGCAGTGCCAACGACGCCATCGCATAATGTGCTGATCGGCATGCCCAATGTGAGCCCATGGACCGCTGCTGGCGCGTTGAGTTCATTGATCACGGTGGCCGTCAATCCGACGATGACATTCAACAATTCGGCGCTCGGCAGTGGCTCCTACGGCCAGATTTGCCCGGCTGGCCACGTTCGGCCAGGCCAGCAGTACATGTTTTCGATGTACATGCTCATGACCACGCCGCTCGTCAACGCCAACGCATTCCTCCAGCTCGACTTTATCGATGCTAGCGGTAACGTCATCGGTGGGGCAACGACCACGACTATAGCAGCGCTTGGCAACAATCAGCAGCAGCAAATCACGGTCGTCGGCACCGCACCAGCGACCGCAACGGCACTCAAGGCCAGCTTTGGGGGGACTACGACGGTCGGCGGGTCCAATAGCGGCGTCGTGGTCTTTGGATCTCCGCAGGCTGAGCCGATGTGGTTTACCTCGCTTGCTCGTGGTGTGACCTACCCAACCGCCGACAACAACATTGCGCAGGTCGGCAGTGCGCAGATGCCCGACGGCACGTTCTCGAGGCAGTGCCGCGTCTTCGCGGGCACGATCGACGACTACGTGATCACCTACGACGGCCCGAATCGGATATGGCAACTCAGCATCGCCGGGCCAGGCGCGTTGCTTGAAAACGGTTTGATCAATGCGATTTACACTGGCCAATACGACGACCAGATCATCACATCGGTCGTGAGCAATAACTTCGCTGGCCAGATCAGCCTGGCCGCGCCGAATAATTCGTCGGCTGCGCCAGTGCAGCGCGGTGCATACATCGATTCGGTGAGCTACTCCGACAATACACTGCGCGAGATCCTTAATGGCCTGGTGGATCAAAGCGGCTTTGTGTATTACATAGATTATTACTATGCGATCCGCTATAACACCGCGTTCTACACGGCGGCACTGTTCGCATTGACGAGCGAGACACCGGACAATGCCTCGCTGTTCAACTACTACGACTTTTCTCTGGAGTCCGACGGCACCCAACTAAAACGTCGCGTCAAGGTGACGGGCGGCAAGTTCATCGCACCGGCAATCTCCGATACATTCAGTGGCAACGGATCAACAAAGGTCTTTGCACTGTCGCAGTCGCCGTTCAATGTTCAATCGGTGACGGTTGGCGGATCGGCGCAAACTACTGGCGTCGCAGGCCGCGATACGCTCGGCAGTGGTGGCATTGTAGCGCTCATCGACAAAGCCAATAAGACGCTGACGTTCCAGAGCGCTCCGGGCAGCGGCACCAACAACGTCATCTGCACTTATACGTACGAAGCACCCGTCGCGACGCAGAGCGTCAGTGGTTCCAGGCCTGCTGTGGCACCAGGGTATGCGGTGCCGAATTATGATAGCAAAGTCAACGATACTAACTTGATTACACTGGTGTCGGCGACCACGCGCGGATTGGCTGAGCTGACGAAGTATAGCCAGCCGCGCACCATCATCAAGCTGAAAAGCGACCACTTCGCCCCAGCTGGTAGCATCATTTACCTCACTCATATGCTGAGCGGTATCATCAATCAGCCATATACGGTGCAATCGATCGATGCCAGCTATCTCGGCAATGGCATTAACGAATACGCCTACCAGCTCGGTGCCTACCAGCCAGGACTCATCGATCACATCCGCAACGCAAACAAAGCGCTCAACCGCAGTACCACGACGCTCAACATCACCACTCCACAGCAGATCGATGTCGTCGCGTCGGAAATTATCGCCTGGCGCGACGCAATCTCGGCCACGGTGCAGACGGCCTATGCGACATCAGTGTACGGGACCGGCCACTATGGTTCCTGCGCATACGGTGGCGCGACCGGTCTCTATGGATCGACGGCACAATACGGGAGATCAACGATCTATGGCTAATATCATCGACAATATTCGCAGTTGCATTGTGCGCATCGTCGCACCAGGCGACACCTTGCGCTTCAGTGGCCTGGTGCGTGTCCGCGAACTACCGCGAGACTGCGATCTCACGGACTTTATGGAGTGGTGGCCGAGACTAGCAGCGAATGAGCGAGATCGCTACACGGTCTACGAACACAAGAATGTGCTGACCAGCGCTGGCCGCGCTCAATTGCTGACCTACATTGGCAGCTCGACGGCCACCACGCTCGGCTTTGCTCAATTCTTCGCGGTCGGGACTTTTCCGATCAACGCAGTGAGTCCAGGTGACACCTCGGTGCAAACAGAGATCTTCAGAGCTGTGCCTGGCTCGCAGACGATCACAGGAACCCAGATCGATATCTCAACATACTTCGGCCCGTCGCAGGCCAATGGCACCTACACTAATGCCGGCCTCTACGGCATCAATGCAACATCGACGATCGGCAGTGGTACCCTCATGACCCACACGCTCTACGCATATACCAAGCCCAACGGCACGCCGATCACCAACGATTATCTGATCTCGCTTCAATAATGGAGACCACACACCATGGCACTCAATACCGTCACCACCGGCAACACTGTTCTGGCTGCCGACATCAATCAGCTCGTCAACGTGCTTCAGCGACCATCAGGATCGACCGAGACCGGAAAATACTTTCTGATCGGCAGTTCATATGCGTCCGGGGCCAATGCCAGCAATTACATTCCAAGTCTCTCGAGGACATCGACGCCAGTCTCCATCACTATTGATGAGGCGGATATGGGCCACGTTGCGGGCGGATGCAATACCGCCGTTGCTGGCCACCTTACGGCCAATGGATTCCAGGTAAATACGAGCGGCACTGGCGCGTCGCTCTCCTGGTCGGTCGGTGGCAACTACACCATCCAATATTAG